GGGGAATGGAATGTATTCTATATCTCCACCATATTTTTTTATGCAGCATTCCGCTACGTGCTGGAAACTTACTGGGGCACTAGTTCCAAGGTCATAGATTCCTGAACCTTTTTTATTATCCAGGACAACTTTAACAATGTCATCAACACAAATAAAGTCCCTTAGGAAGTCTTGAGAACCTTCAAATAATTTTAGTTTTCCAGTCTCTTCTATTTCTTTAGCAAATTTACTTACTGGACTTGCTTGGTTTCCTTTATCATTCTCACCATCACCATAGACATTGAAGTAACGGAATCCTTGAATTAATGGAAATCTATCCATATTATCTTGAACCCAATAATCTGTTGTTACTTTGGATAATGCGTAGTAATTGAGTGGGTTGATAATTCCTTGTTCATTACCATAAACAGAAGCAGATGAAGCATACTTAACTGGAATTTCATGTTTTGCTGCTTGCTCAAACAACCACTCACTAAATTCAATATTGAATGTAAATATTTGCTTTAAGTTTGTATTTGTAGTAGAGGACATGGCACCTTGGTGGATAATGCATTCTACTTCTTTCCACCTATAGAAATTTTTTCTCCAATGCCAACTATTGTTCTTCTCTACTTCTATTACTTCTTTACCTTTTTTCTTTAGGGCGGCAAGAAATTTCTTTCCAATGAATCCCTTAGAACCAGTTAATATAATCATATAAATACTAAAAATAGCTGTATATTGGGGTATAAAATGGCCTTTGGCTTACTACAATCAATTATACCAGAAGTTGATAAGAACACAACCTTATATGGTGCTCCAAGTCAGACATTGGCGCAAGGAAAGATTTCAATTTCTAGTAAAAATTATAATCCAGTACGAGTACGTGTTTGCTTATCAACCACATCTGCGTATGATGATGTTGAGTATTTAGAATATGATAGGTATATCAATTATGGTGAAACCTATGAGACTGGAATTATTAGTGTTGGAAACGGCCAACGAATTGTAGTACGAGCTGACCATACAAAAGTAAATTTTGTATTTACTGGAGAAGAATTTAATGAAGGTTCTGGAATACTCAATGGAAATTATTCTGGATTATTGGGTAATGTAATATCTACTAATTCTGATGATAAGTTACTATACTCTGTTCCTACTGGATTAAAGGCCAATACAGCAACATTAAACATCGTTAATTTAAAATCATTCCCAGCAAAAGCAAGGATTGGTTTATTAAAATCCGTAGATGCAATTACAGATTTTAGTTCTGAGGATTATATTGAATATGATGTAGAAATTGGACCAAATGATACTTATGTAAGGTCTGACTTAAAATTAGATGAATCACAAAAAATTGTTGTATCATCATCTAATGATTCTAGGCTACAGTTTTTAGTTCATGGAAGACTTAGATCTACTCTTTCAGGAGGACAAGATGACTTTGATGTAGATGGAAGATTATATGTTGCTGGTCCTGCAGGTATTGGAACTGTCCCAAGAGCAAAACTGGATGTAATTGGTGGTGCTCTTATTTCTGGTCAGGCAAAAGTTGGTCTAGGAATGACCATCGGTAATGAACTATTTGTTGGTCAAAACTTATCAGTTGGTGGGACAATTACTGGAACATTTGACCCAACAGATATAAGCAATGCAATTTTCACACAAGGTTCATTACCTGCTGTTGATGGTTCTGCACTGACTGGAGTTACCGCACAGGGTACTGGTGTTGTAATTCAAGATGACACAGTGCCTCAAGGTACTGCCACTACTTTAAACTTTAATGGTGGTATTGCAGCAGTAACTAATGGTAGTACTGCTACTGTTAGTTTGGCAAATCAAGTTAATGTTCTTCAAACATTGACTGTTAATAGTAATAAATTTATTGTGGAAGGTGCAACTGGAAATACTACAGTTGCTGGAAATGTCAATGTTCAATCAAATCTCACAGTTTCTGGTCATATTGATGTACTAAATAGTCATATCGTGAATGTTGGGTATCCAACATCAGATCATCATGCGGTGTCAAGGTCATATGTTGACTCTAAAACAACTGCAATGTCAATAGCCCTCTCATAAACTTATCATTCTTTGTATAGGAGAATCAATACATGGCAAAAAAGCAAATTAAGAACTATGTGTTCCTTCCTGGCGCCGCAGGAGTAGGTAAAATAAAAGTTCTAGACAAGATTGACCAAGAGTCAATTTTGCTAATTACGAATACGACAGATAATACAACCCTTTATAACTTTGGTGATGGTTCCAAAAAAATCACCACAACATTCCAAAGAGTACAGGATAACGAGGATCCACATTTCCCATATGCTACCTCCACTTCGGAAGGTATTACGCATATTATATTCCAATTTGATACATCAACACAAAGTTCTACTGACAACCTACAAATTTTTGTAGAAGCAGAAGAAGCAGTTTTTAGACCATATAAGTTTGGTACTGATGCTATTGAGAGGATGCGTATTGCAGCACCTCAATCAATGATTGATGCTGACTTTGAATATGGTCTACAACCAACTAAGTGGCAGACTATTGATATTCAAAGAGGGTATCCATCAATCTTTGAAATACCTGGTTCTGAAACCACAATTGACACAATCACAACTGATGCATCATCAGCAACTAGTGGTATTGGTGACTCATTGATTACAGTAACCACTGTTGTTAATCATGATATGGAAGTTGGTCAACCAATCAGAATTTCTGGTACAGATGATGATGTAACTGGAAGTTCCAGAGCAAACGGTTCCTTCATCATTAGTGATGTTCCTTATGCAAATCAATTTACCTATTATGCAAAGGGTAGGGTTGGTACTACCAATGGTGAAAGTATTAAATCATCATACACCAGCCTAAAGAAAGGTGGATTCTACACTGGTGCAGAAATTGGAACTCCAACCTTTACTGTAGAATCTCAAGGTTCTAGTGGAACAGTATATTCATTCTTCAATCTTCCTGCTGGTTCAAATAGAGTTGCTTATGGTGGAACTGGTGGTGCAGTAGTTGGTTCACCTCTTTCAGGAACAGGAATTGCTAATGGTACTCAGGTAACAGGTTTAACAGGAGTAACAACAACAAAAACCGTTAATACAGATGTATTTTCTGGTCAAAACTCTATTATTCTTGATGATACTGCGACTGTCGCAGTTGGTGCTGCATTAAGTACCAATGTTTCTGGTGTAGCAACTGCACTATTTGTTACTAATATCGTAAACAATACTCTAAGTTTAAGTGGACCTCTGCAAGAGTCATATCTTGGTGGTTCTTCTGATCTAGGTCAAAAGGAAGTACAATCATTACATTCCAATGGAAGTGGTGCATTATTTGATGTAACTAGAAGAAATGGACATTATGCTGTTGCTTTAACTAATATTTCAAAATCCATAACTGGTACTTCTGGCACTACAATTATTGGTGTTAATAATATAACAAATCTACTTGTTGGAATGACGGTATCTGGTTCCAGTATTGGTGCTGGAACAACCATTGTTGGATTGGGAACAAATACTGTTGAGATATCCCAAGGAACTTCTGGTGCGGTTAGCACTGCAAACTTCAGTAATCCAGGTGTAGGATACACAACTAATGACAGAATTCGTCTCCGTGGTAATTTCTTAGGTGGTGGATTAAATAATGATTGTATCGTAAGAGTTGTTGAAACTGGTGCTGGTGGAAGTATATCATCGATTTCTTCTTCTAAGGTTGTTACTCCAGTTAGCACTGCAAAGATTAGTACAGCACAAGCAAAAACTGGTGGTTCATCACTGCTTCTGAATGGAACTTCTGATGGTATTACTATCACTGATGCAATTACTGATGTAAATTATTCTGAACTATACATTGGTGATAATGATTTCTCAATAGATTTTTGGATTTATAGAAATCGTATTAGTGTTGCAGAAGTTTTGGTTGATGCTCGTACCACTGCCTCCACTGATGTAAGACCACATATTATCATTAATGCTAACAACAATGTAGTTTATGGTGTAGGTGGTAATACAAGAATTACTGGTACAACACAAATATTAGCATCCACATGGACACATATTGCTGTTTCTAGAAATTCGGGAACTACAAGACTATTTGTTAATGGTGTCGAAGATGGTACAGACACAAACAATGATACATTTGCTACAGCAGCATCATATGTGGTAACTGTTGGTAAACTTGGATATGGAGCTTCTGGATATGCTTCTGCATATATTGATAACTTTAGAATGACATATTCTTATGGAAGATTCGCATCAGCATTTGATGCATCTGCTTTAGCTATTTCTAATGATGTCTATAATTCAGTATTGTGTAACTTTAGAGGTCTTAATAATGCAACTACTTTCCAAGATGATTCAAAGGGACGAGCAATTTTAAGTAGTGCTATTTACACCAATGTTCAAGGTTTATCTTCACAAAATGGTAGTGGAGCAACATACACAATCACAAGAAGTGGTGGTGGTTCTTCTACCTATAGTGTAACTCAGACTTCTGGTGGTTCTGGATATGTTGCTACCGAAACAATTACTGTTGATGGTTCTGTTCTCGGTGGTGTAAGTACTGTAAACGACCTAACGATAACTGTTAATACTGTTGATGCAAATGGAACAGTTCTAACTTCATCTGCTAATGGTACTGCATCTGATGGTTATTTGACTTCCATTTCAATGGGAGATTTTAATAATAAGGCATCTAATAGTGGTACTGGACTTGAAGTTAGTGTATCTAGAGGAAATGGTGTATATGGTGTAACTGTGGACACTGCTGGTAATGGATATTATCCAGAGTACCAGGAGTTTATTCCTGGAAATCAACTTGGTGGTCAAACTCCTGCAAACGATCTAACACTTACAACTAATAATCTAAGTACTTCTGCATTTGGTGCTGTAAATAGTGTATCTGTTTCTGGCACACCAATTGCTGCAGATTCCATTACATTCTATCCAAGTTTAACATTAAGTGAACCTACTACAGCAACCCTTGCTGATGATACTGCAATAACTTTCTCATCTATTGCTTCTATTGGATGCACATTTGCATCTAATCATGGTCTAACACCTGGAAGTCCAGTTTTTGTTACAGTTGGTTCTAGTGGTCAAAATCATGATTTGGTTGGTGGACCTAGAATTATTGAAAGTATTCCAGAACTCGATAAGATTGTATTTAAAGCAAGGTCTGCTGGACAAGTTGGTGCTGCAATTACTGGAGAGATTTATACAAGACCAGACTGCTTCTATATCCACAGACCATTTGATGGTGGTGTTCTCCTAGGAACTGGAAGTCCAACGCATGGTGTTACTGCTGTTCGTCAATCTAAGAAGTATCTTCGTTATCAGTCAGGTAAAGGTATCATGTTTACCACTGGTACTTTGATGGCACCAAGTTATGACTTAAGGTCTGGAACTTCAAATGGAACTGCAGTTGGTAGTATTGTAACATTTATTACTGATGATGTTGAGCATGGTCTACAAGCAGGTGCAGAAATTATAATTAAAGGTTTCTCAACTTCTGGATATAATGGTCACTATGAAGTCCAAACAATTGTTGATGAGTATACATTTACAGTTCTTGCAAATGAAACACTTGGAGCAACCAATGCTCTACTAGCTGACCAACCTCAAGTATCATTGTATCAGTGGAAAGGTTCAACTGTTCGTGCTGGTGCATTTGATGACCAAAATGGAATTTACTGGCAATATGATGGAATCAATCTTTCCATTGGTCTAAGATCATCTACATATCAAATTGCAGGAACTATTGCAGTTAATACAGATTCAAATACTGTTACTGGAACAAATACTCGTTTTAGAGAGCAGTTAATTGCTGGTAATAAAATTGTTATTCGTGGTATGACACATACTGTTACCCACATTGCTAGCAATACAGAATTGACAGTAACTCCAGACTTCAGAGGTGTAAATAACGTATCTGGTGTCAAAGCAGCACTAATCAAAGATATATTGATTCCACAGAGTCAGTGGAACTTGGATAGAGGTGATGGTACTGGTCCTTCTGGATATAAGATTGAAGTCAATAAGATGCAGATGTATGGTTTCCAGTATTCCTGGTATGGTGCTGGTTTCATCGACTGGATGCTTCGTGGACCAAATGGTGACTATCTATATGTACATAGACTCAAGAATAACAACAGAAACACGGAAGCATTTATGCGTTCTGGTAACCTACCTGTACGTTATGAGGTTATTAATGAAGGTGCTAAGACAAAACTAACTGCACCAGTTGGAACTGGTTCAACAACATTAAGTATTGATGACGTAAGACTGTTACCAACAGCAGGTTCATTGTATATTGATAACGAAATTATTAATTACACTGGTGTAACTACAGCAACTAATACTCTAACAGGTATTACAAGAGAAGGAACATACAGTAATTATTATTCTGGTTCTACCAGAACATATTCTGCAGGTATTGCAACCGATCACAGTAGTGGAACAGGTGCAATTCTTCTTTCCAACACTGCAACTCCAATTATCAGTCACTGGGGTTCTGCTTACTTGACTGATGGTCTATTTGATACAGATAGAGGTTACATCTTCAACTATCAGGCAACTGGTTTTGATATCTCAACCGTTAAGCAGACTGCGTTCTTAATCCGTCTATCACCTAGTGTTTCTAATGCAATTCTTGGTGACCTTGGTGAGAGAGAACTAATTAACCGAGCACAGTTACTACTTAAAGGTCTTGAGTTTACTGCAACTGGTGGTACGGCTACTCAAGGTGTTGTCATCGAGGGTGTTCTAAACCCACAAAACTATCCAACAAATCCAGATGACGTTGAATGGTTCCCACTAAACAACGTTTCTGTTGGTGGACAACCATCATTCGCACAGATTGCGGATGGTACTCGGGTTACATGGCCTGGTGCAACAACTACTTACCAATATACCAACTCACTTGATAGACCCTATAAGACTACGTGGGTTCCATTCCTTGCCTCAGAAGCAGCAAACTTAAGAGTTGGTATGCAAGTATCTGCTTCTGGACTAAAAGGTGGTACTACAATTAGAAAAATTGAAAGTTATACTTTCCAGAGTGGTGGTCAAACACATAGGTGGGTCGTACTCACTAACCGTGTCAATGCTGGTACTGCTGGTAGTACTCAATTTACCTTCACTACTGTTGATAATCGTGCAATCCCAGGTGAAACTATCTTCTCGTTCATCGGAAGTGGTGGTGGAGGAAATGCTACCTCTTTAGATTTGTCTGACCTTAAGGAATTAAACAATACCCCAATCGGTGGTAGAGGTGCATTCCCCAACGGACCTGATGTTCTTGCAATTAACGTTTATACTACGGATGGTAGTGACTTTACTGGTAACCTCGTTCTTAGATGGTCTGAGGCACAGGCATAAATATAATTACGGGTAAGTAGGTAGTAAATGGCATCACCCAATTCTAGAGCAAGTTTAATCGAATATTGTCTCAGGAAACTGGGTAAACCAGTTCTTGAGATTAATGTCGATGATGACCAAATCGGTGATTTGGTAGATGATGCCTTACAATATTTTAATGAAAGGCATTATGATGGTGCTGTTCGTACTTACTTAAAGCATCAATTAACTGCAGATAATAAAGCAGCAATTCTTTCAAAATCAACTGAACAAAAAACAAATACTGCTACTGTTGGTATTGCAACTGTTTCTGGAACAACAGATTTTGAAGAAGGAAATAATTTCTTGGAATTACCAGATAGTATTATTGGAGTCAACAATGTTTTCAAAGTTGACTCTAGTACAATATCATCTGGTCTTTTTAATATTAAATATCAGATATTTTTAAACGACTTATATTACTATGGTGCTCTAGACCTAATGAACTATGCGATGGTCAAGACTCACCTGGAAGATATTAGTAGATTACTAACACCTGATGTTCAGTTAAGATTCAACAAGAAACAACATAGACTATATCTTGATATTGACTGGAAACAAGTAGATGAAGACCAGTACATTGTTTTAGATTGTATTAGAATAGTCAATCCAAATGATTTTACAGCAGTTTATAATGACTGGTGGGTCAAGAGGTATACTACTGCACTAATTAAAAGACAGTGGGGGCAAAACCTTATTAAGTTTAATGGGGTGCAACTTCCTGGTGGCATCAGTCTTAATGGTAGAGAAATCTATGAAGATGCTATTCGAGAAATTGATAAGTTAGAGGAAGAACTCCATAATGATTATGAATTACCTCCAATGGATATGATTGGTTGATATGGCACCTTTAAACTCTTATTTCTTACAAGGTTCTCCTAGTGAGCAAAGACTTGTACAGGATTTAATTAACGAACAACTAAGCATTTATGGGCAAGATGTTGTATACATGCCCAGAAAAATCATCAATGAAGAGAAAGTAATCAAGGAAATTACTGTCTCTAAATTTGATGATAGTTTTCGTATTGAGGCATATATCTCAACGTTTGATGGTTATGGTGGACAAGGTGATATCCTTAGTAAGTTTGGTGTAAGAAGCACAGATGAGATTACTTTCGTAATCTCGAAAGAACGTTATGCAGACTTCATTACCCCAAAGATTAGTTTATTTAAGGACCAAGTAAAAACTGCAGAAAGACCACAAGAAGGTGATTTAATCTATCTTCCATTAGACAATAGTCTCTTTGAGATTAAGTATGTTGAGATGAAGGCACCCTTCTATCAACTCAATAATCTTTATGTCTATGAACTCCGTTGTGAGCTCTTTGAATATGAGGATGAAATTATTGATACTGATATTGCAGAAGTTGATGAGTCTGTACAAGACTTTGGTTACATACAGACTTTGGTTATGCATAACAGCACTACCTTTATTCAAGCTAGAGCAAGCTCAATTGACTTACATGCATCATTAGTAGGTACTCGTCCAGGTTTACCTAAGTATGGTGTTGTTTATATTGATATTATTAATGGTGGTTCTGGATATCTTACTCCACCAGAAGTTAGGTTTAAGAAACCTGGTGGTTTTGGAATATTACCAACGGTAGAGGCAATCCTCGATAGGGGGTCCATATCTAAGGTATTAATTAGTCACCCTGGCATGGGTTATACCTTTGCTCCAGAAATTACATTCCACGGTGGTGGAGGAGTAGGTGCTGCTGCTACAGCAGTTATTGCTAAGGGAATTCCTTTAGTTGGACTTACAACAGGTGGTGTTGGATACTCTACTGCACCTAATGTATACATTAATAATCCAGTAAATCCAAATAGTCCTAATGGTTTCGACCCAATCTTCAATCCTAAGTATATTACTAGACTAAATTCTGTAGGTAATGTTGTCTCAATACTTGCAGAACAGGTTGGTGGCAAGTATGACGAGTTTGCATCTGGTGCGGGATTACCACCATCAGCTGCTATAGATCCACAATCCCCAACTTTCATTAATCGTCAGGGAGCAACAGCAACTGCGACAGTTGGTGCTGGTGGGTCTGTCACGGCAATTAGCATAACAAACGGTGGTGCAGGATATAACTCTGCACCAGTGGTAAGTATTTCCACGGCACCAGATACAACTACAACCAGTATAGAAACAATATTACTTGAGGATGTTGGATTAGGTTATACTGTCGGTACATATACATTAAGACCTTTCCCAGGACAGAACCCAACTCCTGTGGGAGCAAATGGTATTGTTAGTATAGATTCAGTTGGTGTTGGTGGAAGTATCACAGGAATATCAGTTTCTGCTGGAGGAACTAATTTTGCTGTAGGGGAAAGATATATATTTGGTGGTAATGTGGGTGCATCAACAATTACCAGTTCTTTACTTGGAGCAGCATCACTTACCGCATCAACTGAACCAACAGAATACCAAGATAATGATGATGATTGGTGGGAACTCGATCTCCCATGGAATATCATATATGCTGGCAGTGAATATGCGAAAGTTTTTGTTAGTACAAATAACTTCCTGACCTTTATTGAAGGAAGTGACGAGTATGATCACGAGTACCCCGATACTCCAGAACTTCCTAAGATTCGTATTCGAGCTGATGATAACTCAGTACAAAGAATATACTATGGTACAGAAGGAACTGCACCAAATAGAACATTCAGAATCCGTTCAGAGGGAACTAATGATACTGAGGGTATACTAGGTGATCCAAACATGGTATATGAAGCTATTTTCTATGAAGCAACTCCAAATCAGATTGATATTCAAAATGGAGAATTGGCAAGAAACGACCAATCAGATTATCCTGGAGTAAGTGGTGCGTTTTCAGATGATGCTCTTCTTGTGACTGGAAATCTCGGAACCCCATTTAGTGGAACTCGGTTAACAAGTAGTGCTCTGCCTGGTAACGGAGCACGTATAAATGTTACTGGTCTAGCAACAGATATAGGAGTAACTGCAACAGCAACCGCAGTAGTTGGATCTGGTGGTACTATTGGTGCGATTACAATAACAAACCCAGGAGCTGGATATACTATTACACCAACAGTGGATATTGCTCTTCCAATCATACCTAATAGTGCTAATTTCAGAGAAGCAACAGCAACTTCAACAATAGGTACTTCTGGAACTGTCACATCACTAACTATAACAGATAATGGTTTGGGATACGGTTCAGCACCAGTTGTAAGTATTTCCACAGCACCTTATAGAGATGATTCCATTCAGCACTTTAGATTGAATAGTTCTGGTATCCGAACAGGTGATGTATATACACAAGGACCAGGTGGAAACAGCAGTGGTGTTGGTGGATTCTCAGGAAGTCATGGTTCCAATTATGACGTTGGTGATATACTCAGAATGGATCCTCCTTCCCACCTGACTGGTTCGGGTGCAATAATCCGTGTTGATTCTGTTCAATCTGAAGGTAGTGTTACTGGATTTACCATGCTCTATGGTGGTTCTAACTATCAAACAGTACAGAATTTCTCAATGGATTTATATGATGCAACATATGTTACTGCAGCAGGACTTGGAACTGGCACACAGCTTAGATTGGTAGTAGATACAGTTGAAACAGTTCAAGGAGTAAATGCAACAGCAACCGCAGTTTTAGGTGTTGGTGGTAGTGTCACTGGTTTAACAATAACAAATCCTGGTCTTGGATATAGCAATGCACCAACAGTTACTATGAGTCCAGCAACAGCTCCTGGTTCCAATACAATTGGAATAACAACAGGGCACTTCAAATTCAATGAGACTGTCACTGGTCAAACTAGTGGAGTTACTGGAGTTGTTAAATCTTGGGACCATGATACCAGAACACTAAAAGTTTCTATCGTCAGTGGTACTTTCCAGAAAGGAGAAAAAATCGTTGGTAATGAGAGTTCTGCATCTCACAAGATTAATTCAATTTTCTCAGATGACATCTATGATGATTTCGCAGAGAATGATGTTATAGAGACTGAAGCAGACAAGATTCTTGACTTCACTGAAAAGAACCCATTTGGAGAGCTCTAAATACTTTTATCATAATATATTGACATGTTTGGTTCCTATCACTATCACGAAATTATAAAGAGGACAATCGTTGCTTTTGGCACATTGTTCAACAATCTTTATATCAAACACCAGGATGGCACTGGTGCTGATAATAGTGTCATAAAGGTTCCTATTTCATATGGTCCTGTTCAGAAGTTTCTTGCCAGATTAGATGAGAAACCAGATCTGAGAAGAAGAGTTGCAATTACTCTTCCTCGGATGTCATTTGAGATGACAGATATTGTTTATGATGCTTCCAGAAAAGTATCTTCCGTTCAGAAGTTTCAAGCAAATAGAGAAGGAGTTGGACCAATTCAGGTTTATATGCCTGCACCATACAATCTTAGTATTGAACTGAGTATTATAACTAAGTATCAAGATGACATGCTCCAAATTTTGGAGCAGATTTTACCATACTTCCAACCACAGTTTAATCTAACAGTTGACTTGGTAAATTCTATTGGTGAAAAGAGAGATATTCCAATCACCCTAGAAGGAATTAGTATGCAAGATGACTATGAGGGTGACTATACAACTAGAAGAAGTTTAGTATATACTCTTAGATTTACTGCTAAGACATCAATCTTTGGTAAGATTGACGATAAGGAAGGACCAATCATCAAGAAAGTTACCGTTGATTATTATGGTGATACTGACAGACAAGAAGCTTCCAGACAGTTGAGATATCAGGTAACACCAAGAGCAATTAAAGATTATAACAATGATAATACTACGACTCTTGAAGCAGACATCAGTGAAACACAAAGAACATTTGATGTATCTAATGCATCTCAGTTTGTAGTAGATTCATATATTATGATTAATGAAGAGTCAATGCTGATTACCAAGATTGCAGGTAATACATTGACGGTTACAAGAGGTATGGATAAGACAATCAATGCCAAGCATCAAGTTGGTGATCAAATCAATATGATTAATGCTGCTGACGATGCACTCATTAACTATGATGATGAGTTTGGTTTCAATGAAGACCTCTTCGACTTTGGAGATGGACGACTGTATAGTCCCAGAAAGGATACTGACGTATGAAGAATGATTTTGATGCGATAAACGATTCACTGGATATAGAAGCAACTCCTACTGAGATTGTTTCTACTCCCGATACTTCTCTTAGAAAAACTCCTAAAAAGGGAGAAAAAGAAGAGACTGACTATGATTATGATTATACTAGAGGGCAACTCTATAGTCTAATAGAAAAAGGACAAGAAGCAGTTGATGGAATCTTAGATATTGCTCAGCAGTCTGACTCTCCAAGAGCATATGAAGTTGCTGGTCAACTTATTAAAAACGTTGCTGATACAACAGATAAGTTACTAGACCTTCAAGCAAAACTTAAAAAGTTAAAAGAAGAAGAAGCAGGTCCAAAGAATGTTACCAACAACAATACTATGTTTGTTGGTTCAACAGCAGAACTACAAAAACTGCTGAAGAAAGGTTTACCAAAAGAATAAATAGTTAAAAATTGTATCTTCCAATGAAATCTTTTGCGGAATTTATTGATGAATCGAAGAGTGGTGATAGTTCTCTGCGTGACTGGTTTAGCAAGAGTTCTTCTGATGATGGCACCCCTGGTTGGGTTCAGTTGGGTGGCAAATATGCAGGGAAACCCTGTGCAAGACAACCAGGACAAAAGACCAAACCAAAGTGTGGGTCTTCAAAAATGAAGAGAAACCTCTCAAAGGAAGAGGAAGAAAAGGCATTTAGACGCAAGAACCGTGAAGACGGTAATCCAGATCGCAGAGGTAAAGCAAAGAACGTTGCTACTGAAGAAACTGTTCTGGAGAAAGCAGGTGAAAAGGATGCGTGCTATAAAAAGGTCAAGTCTCGTTATAGAGTTTGGCCAAGTGCATACGCATCTGGAGCACTTGTAAAATGTCGCAAAGTTGGTGCTGCGAACTGGGGTAATAAAACTAAGAAGGAAGACTTCTCCCCAAAAGCAACAGCACTAGTGGAGAGATATACTAAATTACAGGAGAGAGGCAAAACTTATCACGTCCGTTTTCAGTGGAGAGGGAAGTACGAAGGTATCCAAATATTCTTCCCAAGTCTGACAACACCCACTAAAATGGAAGTGTCTGCCCAGATTGAAAAAATCTATCCTGGTGCAACAGTAATCTCTTTTGGTCCACACTTTAGAGACCCAACCCAACCATTACTACATGTAGGAGAAGACAACCCATGAATCCTGATGAAATAACACTTGATTCTCTTTCCAAGACGTTTGAATACGAGAAACAAGTACGAGAAATCGAGGACTGTGATGATATTAAAACAATCAAAAATATTTGTAAAGCATATATTAAGTTATATCTAAAACAGCAAGAAACAGTTGCTGCAATTGGTTTAATGAGTTAAAAATTTTTCATGGCTGACAAACATTATAAGGGCAATCCAAATCTCAAAGCAGAGAATGTCCAGGTTGAATTTACTGAAGAGCAAATTTCTGAGTATCTAAAATGCAAAGCAGATCCAGTTTATTTTGCACTTAAGTATATTCGTATCGTTTCTCTGGATGAGGGTTTGATTCCCTTTGACATGTATGACTTCCAGAAAGATTTAATTAAAAACTTTCACGAACAACGTTTTAATATTGCGAAACTACCTCGTCAGACTGGAAAGTCTACGACTGTGGTTTCGTATCTACTTCATTATGCACTGTTCAACGATAATATTAGGATTGCAATCCTAGCAAACAAAGCAGAGACTGCAAGAGAACTGCTTCAGAGGTTGCAACTTTCTTATGAGAATTTACCAAAGTGGTTACAGCAAGGTGTTGGTTCTTGGAACAAGGGTTCTCTAGAACTTGAGAATGGTTCTAAGATTATTGCTGCATCCACCTCCAGTTCTGCTGTCCGAGGAAATTCATTTAACATCATTTTCTTGGACGAATTTGCGTTCATCCCAAACCATATTGCAGAGCAGTTCTTTAGTTCTGTATATCCAACGATTTCATCTGGTAAAACAACCAAGGTTATTATCATTTCTACCCCTAACGGGATGAATATGTTCTATAAACTTTGGCACGATGCTGAACGTGGAAAGAATGATTACAAACCATTAGAAGTTCATTGGAGTGCAGTTCCTGGTAGGGATGCAAAATGGAAAGAAGAAACCATACGTAATACATCAGAGAGACAGTTTACTCAGGAGTTTGAGTGTGAGTTCCTGGGGTCTGTTGATACTCTTATTGCGCCTTCTAAACTTAGAAATATGGTCTATAGTGATCCTATACAAAGAAATAAGGGTCTAGATGTATATGAAGAACCAAAACCAGACCACCAATACTTAATGACAGTTGACGTTGCCAGAGGAACTGGAAAAGACTACTCTGCGTTTGTCATGTTTGATATTACAAGTTTCCCGTACAAGATTGTTGCAAAGTATAGGAATAATGAAATTAAACCAATGCTATTCCCAAATATTATTGATAGGGTAGGAAAGGCATATAATAAATCTTTCATTCTAGTTGAGGTCAATGATATTGGTGAACAGGTTTCCAGTATGCTTCAATTTGATTTGGAGTATGACAACCTTCTGATGTGTGCCATGAGAGGTAGAGCAGGTCAAATGGTTGGTCAGGGATTTTCTGGTAAGAAATCTCAGTTAGGAATTAAAATGTCCAAAACTGTAAAACAAGTTGGGTGCTCCAACTTAAAAACAGTTATTGAAGATGATAAGTTGCTTATAAATGATTATGATATCATCAGTGAATTAACAACATTTATTCAAAAGAATCAAACATTTGTAGCAGAAGATGGTTGCCATGACGACCTTGCTATGTGTCTTGTTATTTTCTCTTGGTTGATTGTTCAACCATACTTTAAAGAAATGACGGATAATGATATCCGAAAAAGAATTTATGAGGACCAAAGAGACCAGATTGAACAAGACATGGCACCATTCGGATTTGTAAGTGATGGTTTATCTGACGACAGTTCATTTGTAGATGCTGCTGGTGATAGATGGCATACAGATGAGTATGGTGACCGTTCATATATGTGGGAGTATTATTGATGGACCTCGGTGATGATTTTTCTTTTTCATTTCCTAAAGATAGAAAATGTAGAGTTTGTGGAAAGGTGAAAGACTTAGAGACTGGATTCTACAAAACTAGAAAAGAAAAAGGAAGTTCGTCAGGTGCGTATTCATATGAGTGTAAGGATTGCACAATTAGGAGAGTTTCCAGAAAAAAGAATAAAATAAAGAAGTTTATAGAGAGTGACTATCCAGACTGGTAAATGTTTCCCCAGTTTCCCCACTAAAAAGAGTCTGATTTCTAAATATTAGTAGACTAATATGAACTTCTTTAAGAGGGGACAAAATGGCGTTAAATTTAGTATCACCAGGAGTACAGATAAGAGAGGTTGACTTAACTGTTGGAGCAATTACTGCTGCTAACGATCAAGTCGGTGCCTTTGCTGCTCCATTTTCAAAAGGTCCTGTCAATGAGCCTGTTCTCATTACAACCGAAGCAGAGCTTCTCGATACTTTTGGAAAACCATCTGAAACTGATGGTCAAAATGAGTACTGGTTGTCAGCATCTAACTACCTCTCTTACGGTGGTGTAATGAGAGTTGTAAGAGTAAATGGAACTTCTCTTAACAATGCAAACTCAGATTCTCTTGTAGATCTATCGATTTTAAACGAAGAGGATTACGACACAAATCATACATCAGATACAACTTGGGAATATGCTGCAAGAACTCCTGGTTCTTGGGCAAATGACCTGAAGGTTTGTACCATTGATGGAATGGCAGACCAAACCATTTCTGGAATTGGAACCACTGCTACATCTGTAACTACAACAACCACAGTAGCAACTAAAACTGGTGATGTTGGTATTACCACCAACTTAATCACAGGAATCACTACTTCTTCACTAACTGTTGGTGACGAAGTTGTCAACGCAAACTTCCCAGCAGATACTCAAATTCTATCAATTGGTGTATCTCAGATTATAGTAGATGATGATTCAACCAATACTGGTGCATTAACAGCAGAAACTTTCACATTTACACAAGATACAACATCAACTGTTGCTACTGATGTTGTTGTTGGTTATGCTGTAACCCAGGCACTTTCTTCTAGTTATGCAGAAGATGGTGAAGTTAAAACCTTCAATGGACAAATTAGAGGAATTATTACTGGAATTGGCCAAGAAGAAATCTACGTTAAGGTTGTAGATAGAATTCCATCAAGTACTGGAATTCCTGAACCAATTGAGTATAAGAATCCTGGACAGGGAACTAATGCATACTCATTCCAGAATGATGCTACTACTGATGTTCACATCGTAACTCAAGCAGGAATTACTACAAATAGTTTTTCCAGCACAGAGGCAAATGACTGGTATGAAACTCAGAAGTTAGGTTTATCTAACCAAACCATCTTCTGGAAGTCTATTGCACCAAAACCTGGAACCTCACAGTATGCTGAAGATAGAAGTGGTAAGAATGACCAAATTCATATTGTAGTTGTTGATGACACTGGTAAAGTAAGTGGTACTGCTGGTTCTATTTTAGAGAAGTATACATTCCTTTCTAAGGCATACGACGCAAAAATTAGTCCAACACAGGGAATTTACTACAAGGATTATCTAGCAACAAACTCGCAAAATATTTTTGCTGGTGTTGCAAGAGCACTTGTTGGTTCAAGCATACTTCCTGGTTCTGGAGGTGCATTTACTGTACCACTAGGTTCATGGGGTTCTGAGGCACAGGGAACATCATTTAATGTTTCTGGTAGTCAGTCTTATAAGTTCAGCAATGGTGTTGATTACTCTTCAACAAATGGAATGGCACCTACCCTAGGGGATGTGAATACAGCTTATGAAATCTTTAGAAATCCAGCAGAATATGATATTGATTATCTAATCATGGGTCCATCTGGTGGAGCCAGCATATTTGAGTCACAAGCAAAGGCAACAACTCTGATGTCTATTGCAGATGAAAGAAAGGATTGCATAGCAGTTATTTCTCCACACAGAGGTGATATTGTTGCACAGGCAAATACCACCACTCAAACTGATAAAGTTATTGAGTTCTTTGAACCACTTCCTTCATCTTCTTATGCAGTATTTGACAGTGGTTATAAGTATACATTCGATAGATTTAATAACAAGTTTATCTATCTAGCACTTAATAGTGATATTGCAGGATTGATGGCAAGAACAACTGCCGAAGATTTTGCTTGGTTCTCACCTGCAGGTGCTAATAGAGGTGCAATTAATAATGCTATCAAACTTGCATATAATCCATCTAAGGCACAGAGAGATCTACTTTACACTAAGAGAATCAATCCAGTGATTGCTTCTTCTGGACAAGGTATTATTCTCTTTGGTGATAAAACTGCTCTTGGTTATGCTTCTGCGTTCGACAGAATTAACGTTCGTAAACTCTTCCTCGCACTTGAAGATTCAATCGAGGGAGCAGCAAGAGCACAACTCTTTGAGTTCAATGATACCACCACAAGAACAAACTTTATCAATATTGTTGAACCTTTCCTGAGAGATGTTAAGGGTAAGAGAGGTATCACAGAATTCATTATCGTTTGTGACGAAACTAACAACACACCTGATGTTGTTGATTCAAATCAGTTTAAAGCTGATATCTTCGTGAAACCAGCAAGATCAATTAACTTCATTGGTCTCACCTTCGTTGCTACCCGTACTGGTGTTAGCTTCTCCGAAGTAGTTGGAACTGTTTGATTTATTATTGATTAAAACATTAAGAGGAACCTATCGATGTCAAACGCAACTAACAACACCCCACTTTACAATACCAGAACACTCAGTGATTTTAAATCAAGACTAGTTGGTGGTGGTGCAAGACCCAATCTCTTTGAGTGTGTTCTTGCATTCCCCTCTGGTCTTAGCACCGAAGTTAAAGTTGATGAAGACTTCACCTTCATGGTGAAGGCTGCTCAACTTCCAGCATCCAATGTCAACGTAATTGACATTCCTTTCAGAGGCAGAAACCTCAAAGTTGCTGGTGATAGAACATTCGATCCATGGACAATCACTGTCATTAACGACACCAACTTCAAACTCAGAAATGCGTTTGAAAGATGGATGAACTTCATCAACAGACATGATGATAATGCAGGTGTTATCACTCCTGCTGCTTATCAGACTGAGATGCTAGTTCACCAACTTGGTAGAGGAAATGAAGTAAATGGAACTAATGGAAAACTTCCATCAAATAATGCAAAAATCCCAGTTCTCAAAACTTACAAGTTCTATGGAACTTTCCCAACAAACGTAAGTCCAATTGAACTTTCTTATGATGCAGCAGATTCCGTTGAGGAATTCACAGTTGACCTACAGGTTCAGTGGTGGGATGCTCTTGATCCAGAATCTGGCAATTCAATTCTTGGTACTTCAGAAACCACCTAAATACTAGGACAAGACAGTCCAGTATTTCGTAGAGATGCCTAAATTATTTGGTTACAAGTTTGAGGAATCGGATAATAAGAAGAACGATTCGGTTCTTTCTCCGATTCCTCAAAATGATGAGGATAAGTCTGATTTTTACTTATCTAGTGGTTTTTATGGTCAATATGTAGATATTGAAGGTGTCTATAAAAACGAACAAGATTTAATTCGTAGATATAGAGAAATGGCACTACACCCTGAGTGTGATAGTGCCATTGAAGATATTGTTGATGAAGCAATCGTCTCAGACCTGAACGATTCACCAGTGGAAATCGAACTTTCTAATGTTCCTGGTTCGGATAAACTAAAGGAAAGCATTAGAGAAGAGTTCAAATACATTAAGGAAATCATGGACTTCGATAAGAAGGCTCATGAGATTTTTCGTAACTGGTATATTGATGGAAGAGTCTATTACCATAAGGTAATTGATGTCAAAAAACCAGAAGAGGGTTTGAAAGAAGTCCGTTATGTTGACCCTCTTAAAATTCGTTACGTAAGAAAGTTAAAGAAGAACAAAGAGGATAATCTTTCTGGAATTACTAGAGCAATTGCAGCACAAGATAATTCTTTCACAAACCCAGAAATAGAAGAGTATTATCTCTACAATCCTAATGGTGCTCTTAAGGGTGGTGGTGCAACTTATTCTGCTTCAAATTCAGATAACAAAGCAGTAAAAATTGCACCCGATTCAATTTCATTTGTTACTTCTGGTCTAGTTGATAGAAATAAGCAAACAATTCTTTCATATCTTCATAAAGCAATCAAATCTCTCAATCAACTTCGTATGATTGAGGACTCTCTTGTCATCTACAGATTATCAAGAGCACCAGAACGTAGAATTTTCTACATTGATGTTGGCAATCTTCCTAAGATTAAAGCAGAACAGTATCTGCGTGATGTCATGAATCGTTATCGTAACAAGTTGGTTTACGATGCAAACACTGGTGAGATTCGTGATGATAGAAAATACATGGCAATGCTTGAGGATTTCTGGCTCCCTCGTCGTGAAGGTGGCAGAGGAACAGAAATCTCTACACTTCCTGGTGGTCAGAACTTAGGTGAACTTGCTGATATTGAGTATTTCCAGAAAAAACTATTCCGTTCACTGAATGTTCCAGAGACAAGAACTAATGGAAGTAGTGGTTTTAGTCTTGGTCGTTCTTCTGAAATTCTAAGAGATGAAGTTCGTTTTACTAAATTTGTAGGAAGACTTCGCAAGAGATTTACAAGCCTCTTCAACGATATGTTGAAGACTCAACTTGTTCTAAAAAATATTGTTGCTCTAGAAGATTGGGATAGACTTTCCGACCATATTCAGTATGACTTCCTGTATGACAATCATTTCTCTGAACTAAAAGAAACCGAACTTCTCAATGATAAGTTGGCAGCATGTGCAGCAATCGAACCTTATCTTGGTAAGTACTTCTCTGCTGAGTATGTAAGAACCAAAATCCTTAAGCAAACTGATGGTGAGATTAAGGAAATGGATAAGCAGATGAAGAAAGAAATTGATGATGGAATCATTATGGATCCTAAACTAATGAACATGCCTGAAGACCCTGCTGCAGCACCACCAATAGCAGGTGGACAAGCACCAGCAATGGGAGATGCTATCAGTGAACCAGGAGCTGGTGAAATCTGATAAATAGTAAAAGTTAATTATTTTTAAACTATGGAAGACGAAACTATGGAAGTGGAACAAGAATATGAGGCACCACGTCTTGTAGACATTTTGGACAGTGATGATTCGTCCCGCATTAGTGATGCAATCAAAGATGTTTTGATGCAAAAGTCAGTCGAAAGAGTCGAATCTCAGAGACAAGCAGTTGTTTCTCAGATGTTCGATTTGGAAGATAATGCCGAGTGAGTCTAAATAGAATATATCAGTACACATAGATAGATGATTATCAAACCACTGGACACTGAAAGGTCGCCTAATGCGATTGAGATTACAACGTCTAAGCTCGTTAGACTGGTAAATAAGCACGCTACTGATTCCTCTCTAATTGCAATTGCAAATGCAACTGCTGCTGAGTTTACCCTTTTACCATTATCTAGTGAGATTGTTGAGAAAGAAATCGGTGCAGTAATTACTGCTTCTGGTGGTACTGTTTTAGCAACTCCAGTAGCATTTACGAATTAATCCAATGAAATTAATTACCGAAGAAATCGAAAAGGTTGAACTTATTGTCGAAGAAAAGAACGGCAAGAAGAACCTGTTTATTGAGGGTATTTTCCTTCAGGCAAATAAGCCTAACAGAAACAAAAGACTCTATGAGATGAACATCCTAGAGAAAGAAGTTAAGCGTTACAACGAAAACTTCGTTCAAAAGGGTCGTGCTCTTGGAGAACTTGGTCACCCCGATGGACCTACTGTCAATCTAGACAGAGTATCTCACAAGATTACCATGCTTGAGAGAAAGGGTGATAATTTTGTTGGAAAAGCAAAAATCCTAGAAACCCCAATGGGTAAGATTGCATCTAATCTTTTAAGTGAAGGTGTATCTTTAGGTGTGTCTTCCCGTGGTGTTGGTTCACTAAAACCAACATCTGAAGGTTATTCCTTAGTTGGTGAAGACTTCATGCTAGCAACTGCTGCTGACATCGTTGCTGATCCTTCTGCACCTGATGCATTTGTTCAGGGTGTTATGGAAGGAAAAGAATGGGTGTGGGACGGGGGAATCCTCCGTGAGCAACTAGCAGAGAAAACTTATAAGAGAATAAATACTCTAGTTGACCAGAAGGTACTAGACGAGCATAAGCTCAATTTATTCCAAGAGTTCCTTTCAAATCTATAACTAATAAATAAATATAGATTAAGTATAATATAGTCTAAAATTTCGGAGAGTTCAAATGTCCCGTGGTAACGATTTACAGGAAATGGAAGTAGGCACAGCACAATCCAAATCTGCCGTTAATGCAGGTGCTAAGCCAGCAGAAGGTATGCCAGCAGCAGGTTCTAATGCTTCTGGTGTATCTACTCCTGGTCAAAGCCCTTCCTACGAAGATCTAGGTGGTCCATCACCAGATAACTATAAGCCTGATGACGATTCAGCAAAGCTGAAGACTCCAGGTGCTTCCTTGTCCCAGGTAAAAGACGTAGTTAATGCAAAGGCAAAGCCTGCAGATGCTATGAAGTCTATGGCAAGAGAAGAAGTAGAAGCAGAAGAGGAAGCAATCTCTGAAGAGGAAGTAACTACTGATGAAGTAGTTGCTGAATCTGAAGAGGCAACCGAAGAGACCATTTCTGAGGAAGAAGTAGAGTCCGAAGCAGTTGCATCTATCGAAGAAGCAATTGAAGAAGATGTAAACGCACTTCTTTCTGGTGAAGAACTCTCCGAAGAGTTCCGTGACAAGGCAAAGACAATCTTTGAGGCAGCAATCAATGCTCGCACTCAACAGATTGAAGAAGCAGTTGCGGCACATTATGAAGCACAGTTCAACGAGCAAGTCGAAGAACTGAATGAATCACTGACTGCACGTCTTGATTCATATCTTGAGTATGTTGCTGAAGAGTGGTTCCAAGAGAACGCACTCGCAGTTGAAAAAGGAATCCAAGCTCAGGCAACTGAGTCATTCCTATCTGGCCTGAAGGGCCTTTTTGAAGAACATTATGTATCAATCCCTGAAGAGAAATATGATGTGCTTGAGAGCATGGTAGAAAAACTTGATGAAATGGAGTCAAAACTCAACGAGCAAATCGATAAGAACGTTGCTCTAAACAAGAGATTGGCAGAATCAGTAACCGACGTAATCTTTGCAGAGGTTTCTGAAGGACTAGCTCTTTCCCAAAAGGAAAAGCTTGCTACTCTCGCAGAAAATGTTGAGTTTGGTAGTGAACAGGACTATCGTGAGAAACTAGTAACTTTGAAGGAATCATACTTCTCTTCAAATACAGTTACTCAGAGAGATTCTCAAGATTATATTGCTGAAGAAACTACCACTTTAAACGAGCAAGTCGATGTAACTGGCTCAATGGGTATGTATCTAGAAGCACTACAGAGAGTTTCTAAAAAGTGATTTTTAGATAATAATCAAACTTAAATTTTCCGAGGACAACTAAAATGCAAATGTTCAATGCTGAACAACTGCAGGAAAAGTGGGCACCTCTCCTAGACTACAACGGTCTAGGTGAAATCAAGGATTCCCACAGAAGAGCAGTTACTGCTATCCTGCTAGAGAACCAAGAGAAGGCACTCCGTGAAGAGCGTGAGTTCCTCTACGAGACTCCAACCGTAAATACTGACCCAGGTGCATCAGGTAATGCTGGCTTCTCTGGTGCAGCAGCTCCAGGTGGTCCAGTTGCAGGTTTCGACCCTGTTCTGATCTCCCTAATCCGTCGTTCAATGCCTAACTTGGTCGCATATGACCTAGCAGGCGTCCAACCAATGAACGCACCAACAGGACTCATCTTTGCGATGCGTTCTAAGTATGTCGATCAAAACGGTGCAGAAGCACTATTCGACGAAGCAGATACCGCATTCGCAGGACAGAATGCTGGTAAGGGCCTCTCCGCAGGTATGACCAACTCTGCAGTTGGTTTCGGTACTACCTCCCAGGACGGCACCAACCCAGGTCTGCTTAACCCAACCGCTACCTCAACCGACACCTATAACGTTGGTCAGGGTATGTCAACTGCTGAAGCAGAAGGACTTGATGGTTCTGGCTCAGCAGCGTTCAACGAGATGGCATTCTCAATCGAGAAAGTCACCGTAACCGCAAAGTCAAGAGCACTCAAAGCTGAGTACTCACTAGAACTCGCACAAGACCTCAAGGCAATCCATGGTCTGAATGCTGAGGCTGAACTCGCAAACATTCTCTCCACAGAGATTCTTGCTGAGATCAACCGTGAAGTCATCAGAACCATCTACAAGATTGCTGAGCAGGGTGCAACCCTCAACACAGCAAATGCAGGTGTATTCGACCTCGACGTTGACTCCAACGGCAGATGGTCAGTTGAGAAGTTCAAGGGACTTATCTTCCAAATCGAGAGAGATGCGAACCAAATCGCACAAAGAACTCGTAGAGGAAAGGGTAACATGATCCTCTGCTCCGCAGACGTTGCATCAGCACTTACCCACGCAGGTCTTCTTGACTACACCCCTGCACTCAACGCAAACCTCAACGTTGACGATGCTGGTAACACCTTCGCAGGTGTTCTCAACGGTCGTTACAGAGTATACATTGACCCATATGCTGCTAATAACAGCCAGGATCAATACTACGTTGTTGGTTATAAGGGTTCTTCACCTTACGACGCAGGTCTGTTCTATTGCCCATACGTACCTCTCCAGATGGTCCGTGCAGTTGGTGAGAACAGCTTCCAGCCCAAGATTGGCTTCAAGACTCGTTACGGCATTGTTGCAAACCCCTTCGCAGAAGGAACCAATGCTGGTCTTGGCCGTCTCGAGCGCAACTCCAACCGTTACTACAGAAGAGTCAAGGTCGCAAACCTCATGTGATTCTTTTTCACGGTTTTCTCAGAGGTCCTTCGGGACCTCTTTTTTTATGTCTAAATAGTGTCAGGAACTTGCATATTATTCAAGGTGGCAGAAACAATAATGCCTTTAGATAGGCAATTAGCAAATAGAAATTTCCTACAACCAACAGGGTTTAAGTTTACTCTGGGCAAGTATCCTAAGGTAGATTTCTTTTCTAATACTGCTCAAATTCCTTCAATAAACCTTGGAGTTGCATTCCAACCAACTTACCTAAAAGATATTCCCATCCCAGGTGATAAGTTAACTTACGACGACTTAACACTTAGCTTCTTAGTTGATGAGGACTTGGTTAACTACAGAATAGTTCATCAGTGGTTAGAGAGATTTGGTTATCCAGAATCTGTAGAACAGTATCAAGACCTTTTAGACTTAGAAGAAGGATTTACTAAAGGTAGGCAATTTGCAGAAGCAGGACAGAGTGATGGAACACTCATAATCTATAACAGTAATTTTAATCCAGTTGCTTCTGTTGTTTTTACAGGATTGTTTCCTGTATCTCTATCAACAATTGAATTTGATGCTAAGGCAACTGACGTTGAATATGTCACAGCATCAGTAACCTTTAAGTACACTCACTATACTATTACAAAATACTGATTGGTATGAACCTTGATGAAATACAGGCGTCTTGGGCAGAGGATTCAAAACTCGACCCAGACAACTTACATAATGAGTCCATTAAAATTCCATCTTTACATTCAAAATACTACAATATCTACAACAATATAGTTCTCTTAAAGAAGATGGAGGAGAACAAGTATAAAATTTTAAAAAAGAAAAAGTGGTTGTATTACACAGGAAAAGCAGAACCTGACGTGTACAAAGAAAACCCCTTTGACCATAAGGTCTTAAAACCAGATATTGATAAGTACATGGATGCAGACGAAGACATAATGCGTCTTGTATCCAAAATTGAATACTACCAAACGATGTTGAGTTTTATCGATAGTATTCTCAAAACTATCTTAAATAGAACTTACCAGATTAAAAATGCGATTGAATTCATGAGATTCACTGCTGGTTATGACTAACTTAAAGATTAGAAAAAAGAACGAAGTCTATTTGACTATTGAAGCAGAACCTTTTGTCAAACAGGAACTGTGTGATTATTTCACTTTTGAAGTTCCTGGGGCAAAGTTTATGCCGCAGTATCGTAGTAAATATTGGGATGGAAAGATTAGATTATTCTCACCACACAATGGTGAAATTTATATTGGTTTATTAGATAAAGTTTGCTCTTGGGCAAAGAAATCTGGATTCACTGTAGAGTTTATTGATAACAAATTCTATGGAACACCCTTTGAGGTAAATGACCATATCTCTTATGAGGGTACGAAAGACTTTATGTCTAGACTTACCAGTTATCAACCTAGAGATTATCAAGTTGATGCAGTATATGATGCACTTAAGTACAATCGAAAACTAATTGTATCACCTACTGGTTCAGGTAAGTCATTGATGATTTACTCTGTAGTGAGATACTTTGCAGAAACGGATAGAAAGATTCTTCTAATTGTTCCTACTACTTCTCTTGTTGAACAAATGTTCAAAGACTTTGAGGACTATGGTTGGGATGCAGAATCTAACTGTCATAAAATTTATTCTGGTAGAGATAAAACATCTGGAAAGAGTGTAGTAATTACAACTTGGCAATCAATCTATAAACTTCCTAGGTCTTGGTTTGAACCATTTGATGTGGTTATTGGTGATGAAGCACACTTGTTTAAATCAAAATCTTTAGTCAGTATCATGACTAAGATGGATAATGCAAAATATAGATTTGGTTTCACGGGAACACTTGATGGATCTCAAACTCACAAGTGGGTTCTAGAGGGGTTGTTTGGTCCTTCTTATAAAGTAACACAGACAAAGGACCTTATTGAGAAAGGTCATCTATCAAAACTTCAAATCAAAGTTCTTCTTCTTAAGCATGATGAACATCAGTTTGGTGAGTATGAAGATGAAATCCAATATATTATTGGTCATGAAAAAAGAAATAAGTTCATCAAAAATCTTACTGTTGATTTAAAGGGTAATAGTCTTGTTCTCTTCAATCGAGTTGAAACTCATGGGGAACCAATTTACAATTTGATAAATAACTCTGTAGAAGAGGGACGACAAGTATTCTTTGTCTATGGAGGAGTCCCTGCCCAGGAAAGAGAAAGAGTAAGAGAGATTACTGAGAAAGAAAATAATGCAATTATTGTTGCATCGTATGGAACTTTTTCTACGGGGATTAACATCAAGAATCTACATAATGTAATTTTTGCATCACCATCTAAGTCTAGAGTCCGAAACCTACAGTCTATTGGTAGGGTACTTAGAAAGGGAGACAATAAGTCTCAAGCAGTTCTATATGATATTGCTGACGATATTACGTTTAAGTCAAGAAAAAACTACACACTCAATCACTTAATTGAGAGAATCAAAATTTATAACGAAGAAAATTTCAATTATGAGGTATTGCAGATTAATTTCAGAGGGTAAAAAATGGAAGAAGAATTTTACGCAGTTATTAAATTAATTTCAGGGGAAGAGATATTCTCAAAGGTTTGTCCCTGTGAAGAGGAAGATAGGACAATCTTGCTTTTAGATAATCCAGTTACTATTGAGACATTTAATATGAGACAGATGGGAGTCTCTGGACTAAAGATTAACCCATGGATTAAATATACTGATGACTCAATGTTTGTTATGGACATGGATAGAGTTATTACTATGTCTGAAGTAACAGACGAAGAGATGCTCTTCATGTATGCTAAGTATATTAAAAAGAAAAATAAAAAACCCAGTGTCTCTAACAAACCATCAGAGAGTATGGGTTACTTAAAATCTATAACTGAAGCAAGAGTCTCCTTAGAAAAAATATTTAAAGAGTCTGGTGAAAAAGATCCTAAAGATACTTAATTAAATATATTATTAACCTTGAACGTCTACAGACTCATTATACACATTATCATCAACCCTTGTCAACTAACTCTAAAAGATGTATACTCTTTACAGAAATCAAAATAATTAATGGTTAGAGAACGTAAAAATCCTCACTATGTGAATAATAAAGATTTCCATCTTGCTCTCATTGAGTATAAGAAGAAAGTCGAACATGCAAAAGAGAATGGACTAGAACCACCTAGAATTACAAACTATTTGGGTGATTGTTTTCTAAAGATTGCTACTCACCTGTCTTATCGTCCTAATTTTGTGAACTATATGTTCCGTGAAGACATGATTAGTGATGGTGTAGAGAACTGTGTTCATTATATTAATAATTTCAACACAGAAAGAACTAATCCGTTTGCTTACTTCACTCAGATTGTTTACTATGCATTTCTGAGAAGAATCCATAAAGAGAAGAAGCAGATGGAGATTAAAGAAAAGATTATTGAGAAGTCGGGTTACGACGAAGTATTCTCTGTGGATGGTGACAATTACAACTCCTCGGATTATAATACTATTAAGGACAATATCCAGATTAAACTTTATCAATGAAGATTGCCTTAATTACTGATACTCACTATAACTTCAAAAAAGCAAATAAAAATTTTCATGATTACTTTGAGAAGTTCTATGAAGATATCTTTTTTCCTTATCTAAAAGAACACGATATCAAACATTGTATTCACTTGGGGGATGCTTTTGATAATCGGAAAGGAGTAGACTACTGGGCACTTGATTGGGCAAAGAAGAATGTATATGATAAGTTTTTAGAATTAGGAGTTAATGTTTTTAGTATCTGTGGGAATCATGATACTTATTATAAGAATACTAATTCTGTAAATTCTATTGACATTCTTCTGAACGAATATTTTAATGTCGTAAAAATTTCTTCTCCCAAAGAAGTCAAGGTTGGTGACCTGGATTTTGTCATGCTTCCTTGGATTAATGCTGATAATCAAGAGGAAACTTTTGAGTTATTGGAGACTAGTAGAAACAAGTTTGTTTGTGGTCATCTTGAACTGAGTGGATTCCCAGTTTTTCCTGGGCAAGACCAAATCCGTGGTATGGATAAGGAAGTATTCTCTAAGTTTACTAGAGTATTTTCTGGTCACTATCACACTCGCAGTAATGATGGCAAGATTTTCTATCTTGGTAATCCATATCAAATGTTCTGGAATGATTGGAATGATGTGAGGGGTTTTAATATTTTTGATACAGAAACCCTACAGTTAGAGCATATTCCCAATCCATACACTATCTTTGAAAAGATATACTATGATGATTACACTGAGATTGGTGACCTTGACATTGAAAACAAGTTCGTTAAACTTATCGTAAAGAGTAAAAAAAATCAAAAAAACTACGACAAGTTTTTAGATGAACTGTTGTCTAGAAAACCACTAGACGTAAAGATATCTGAAATCCTCGATGTTGATGATACTAATTTCCAATATCAGGAGTCTGATGTTGAAGATACTCTTACAACACTAAACTCATACATAGAAGAGTCTGAATTTGATTTGGATAAAAAAATCGCAAAACAAATTATAAAAGATGTTTATCTTGAAGCAATGGAGATTGAGTAGTGAAAGTAATTGATAATTATCTTCCAGAACAATACATGGATGAACTGATTAGTATCATTTGTTCGGATGAGTTTCAGGCATGGTCTTTTTGTCCTAGAGTTGCTTCTGGGGATGAAAAAATCAGTAATAACAATTATTACTTCATACATAAAATCTATCAAGATTATTCTCCAATGTCATTCTTATGGGGAAAACTTGAACCCTTTGTAAAAGAACTTGCACCAGATGCTGTCATACGAGCAAGAGTGTTGATGTACAGTAATGTTGGAGAATTTATTGAGCATGAACCACACATAGACTTTCCTTATTCCCATACTGCCGCATTACTGTATTTGAATACAAATAATGGATATACTGGGTTCGTTGATGGAACTAAAGTAGAATCTAAAAGAAATAGACTATTGCTATTTGATGGTTCTGTACCACATCACAGTACTACTTGTACTGATGAACAATCAAGATATGTTTTGTCTATGAACTACTTAAGACAAGAATAAATAAAGACAAGATTGCTTGTAGAAATATGTTTATACTAGCACTCAAAGATGATTCCGATGAAGGAGCATATGCTGTCCAGAATGATGATGGAGAGCAGGTTGTTTACTTTTTTGAGGATGAAGATGATGCCATTCGTTATAATGGGTTACTAGAAGCAGAGGATTATCCAGAGATGGGTATCGTCGAGGTTGACCCAGAGGTTGCTGTGAAAACATGTGACATGTATGACTACAAGTATGCTATAATAACAACTAATGACTTTGTGATACCACCAAGAGATGATTATATTCCAGAAGATTCGGTTTCGTAACTTCCTTTCAACAGGCAATAATTTCACGGAACTAAATTTTCTAGACAATAAAACAACACTTATAATGGGAGCAAACGGGAGTGGAAAATCTACCCTCCTAGATGCTCTCTGTTTTGTTTTATTTAATAAAGCATTCCGTAAGATTACTAAGGGACAATTAGTAAACTCAACTAATGAAAAAGATTCTGTTGTAGAGATTGAATTTGAGACAGCAGGATATCAATGGAAAATACGAAGAGGTATAAAACCAGCAATATTTGAAATTTATAAGAATGATGTAGTGATGGACCAACTTGCATCTGCTGCAGACCAGCAGAATTGGTTGGAGAAAAATGTTCTTAAGTTGAATTATAAGTCGTTTACTCAGATTGTTATCTTGGGTAGTGCATCTTTTGTGCCATTTATGCAACTGTCTACATCACACCGTAGAGAGATTGTAGAGGACCTCCTAGACATCAAAGTTTTCTCTTCTATGAACACTCTCTTAAAGGAGAAAATTAAACTCCTCAGAGACAAGCAGAAGGATATTGAGATGAAGAGGGAATCAACGTTTGAAAAGATAGAAATGCAGGAGAGTTTTATTAAGACTCTTGAGACTAATACTGCATTAGAAGTTGAGGAGAAGACTAAACAAATTGAAAAAATAGATGAATCGATTCACGAAACAAGAGTATTAGTTGGACAGATTAATAAAACCTTGATGAATGAACTTCAACCAAAGCTTGATGAGTTCTCTAATGCTAGTGCTAAGATTCGTAAGTTAGAAAATCTTAAAATAAAAATTGAAGAGAAGGTATATTCCGAAACACAATTACTAGACTTTTTTGAAAATAATACGGTATGCCCTACATGCACTCAAAGTATTGAAGATGGGTTGAGGTTAAATAAAGTTAGGGACCATCACGATACTATTTCTGAACTGAGAGACGGTCTCATGGACATGCACAAAACTCTTCTAAAGGAAGAGGAAAGGCAGTCTGAGTTTGTCCAATTAAGTAAGGAGATTACTAAACTCAACAATGACGTTTCTAACCACAATCTTGAAGTTAGCCAAAACCAGAAACGAAAGGGAGAACTGGAACTTGAAGTTCAAAGACTTACCAGAAAAAATGAAGACAAAAGTGTTGAGCAAAGTGTCCTAGCAAAGTTAAAAAAACAACTGAATAAACTCGACCATGATAGGTCCAAATATAGAGAACTCCATTCCTATTATGCCTTCACTCAGAACCTCCTGAAAGATGGAGGGGTGAAGGCTAAAATCATTCAGAAATACTTACCATTGATGAATCAGCAGATTAATAAGTATCTGCAGATGATGGACTTTTACATTAACTTCACTCTTGATGAAGAGTTCAATGAAGATATAAAGTCTGCTGTTCATGAAGATTTTTCATATGCCTCTTTTAGTGAGGGTGAAAAAATGAGAATCAACCTTGCTCTTCTGTTTACATGGAGAGAGATTGCAAGGATGAAGAACTCAGTAAGAACAAATCTACTCATTCTTGATGAGGTATTTGATAGTTCCCTCGATGGTGCGGGAATTGATTACTTCAGTAAGATTATTAGATATACGATTGATGATGCAAATATTGTTGTCATTTCACACAAAACAGATGAACTTATTGACCTGTTTGAAAACGTGATAAAGGTAGAGAAGGTCAAGGGTTTCAGCAAAATGACTTGACTAAAACGTGGGTAGTCGATATACTGATATTGGCTACCTATTTCTTTTTATTATGACAATTGGAACCTCCTTTGGTGGAGATACCGTAATCTTTGGGGGAGAAGGTTCAGATACCATCAGTTCTTGGGCTGCTGCGGAAGATTATCCTGTGTATGCAGCAGGACCTGTTGACTTCCCTTACTGGGCTGAAGATGGAATCAGCATCACAGGCAATCCCTATGCTGCACCTGACACTATTTCTTTTGACACGAACATGACTACTAGTAATAATCCTAATCGATTTAAGTATAGTGAAGAACGTATTCTTAAAGAACTGACTGACTATATTTCCTCAACGTACAATCAGCACTATTCTGCTGGTGATGATGCCGTTCAAACACTTGATTTGATTGAAGCATGTGGTGATGGTGAGTCTTTCTGCCGCAGCAACATCCTCAAGTATGCATCCCGTTATGATAAGAAGGGCACTGCACGACGTGACATTATGAAGATTTTGCACTATGCTGT